ACCATGAACGCGGCGATCAAGATCCGTGAGCTCGGCTAAGACGAGTGGCCTCTCCGGTTGACTTCGCTCGTCAGACCAGCACGTTCACGACTGCGGTAGACCCATGGGCCAATGTGGCCGTGGGCGCTGCTCCGGGGGCTACTGATCTGGCGTTTGTGTATTGCAGGACGGGGGGTGGGTCTGCGTTCAACACACCGTCTGGGTGGACGGCTTTACTAGCGAACGATGCCTCTGATGCCACGGATGACGTCACGAGCATTTTCTACCACTACGGGGTCGAAGCCGCAGCCATCACTGTGGATCTCACAGGAACAGCCAAGGGCGCGGCTATCGGCTGGGTGATCACAGGTGCGGCAGATCCGGCAATACAAGTACCTGAGATTCACCTACCTATTTCTGACGGCATCTTTACAACTGCTGCTAATGCGGCCAATCCTCCATCCATCTCTCCGACTGGGGGTGCGAAGGACTATCTATTCCTCGCGCTGGCCGGTCTAGATGGGGAGACGCAGACGTTCACCCACGGCACGCATATAAACGTCGTCAATGCAGACTCTGGTACGGGTGGGGCAGTATCGACTAACTGTCGCATCGCAGGTGGGTCCAGGCAGCTAACAACGATTTCTTACGATGCCGCTGCATTCACCCACGCCGCCGCAGCCATTGGAGGAACGGCTTTCATCATCGGCATTCATCCCGCTGCAGCGGCCGCCTCGGCTTCTCCTCCCCCCTCGCTGTTCGAGCGCCGCACTCCACGTCGGCGCATGATCCAGAGGATCTGACGTGAGTTACGTCTACCGCCCGCCGTACCGCCCTACGCGCCCGGTGCGCCAGCGCCGTTATGTGTCGTCTCTCGACTCAGGGGCTGTAGACAAGGCAGATACTGACTCTCTAGCACTTACAGATATAGGGGCGTTGGTTGCTGCGATTCCAGCGACAGACAGTGTTGTCCTTACTGACACGGGCGCATTGGTAGCGGTAGTCGCGAATACGGATAGCGTTGGCCTAACAGATAATGGTTCGCTAGCAGCATTGGTCGCGAACACAGACAGTGTCGCTCTGACTGACACAGGGGCACTGGCAGCAGCACTCCCAGGCACAGATAATATTGCGCTGACAGACACGGGTGCTCTCGTAGTACTTGTTGCGAACTCTGACAGCGTGACGTTGACGGATGCAGGGGCGCTGAACCTAGCAGGCACGGATTCCCTTGCCCTGACAGATACGGGTGCGGTCAGCCTGTCAAAGGCAGACACAGATGCACTCGCGCTGTCTGATGCGGGAGCGCTTGCTGCACTGTTGCCAGGCGCAGAGAATCTTGCACTCACGGACACGGGTACTCTTACTGCGCTCCTGCTCGGGAGCGAAACCTTCGCACTTACAGACACTGGAGTCCTCAGGGCCGCGATCAGTCAGACAGATAGTGTTGCGCTGGCTGATGCAGGCGCACTAGTCGCTGCACTCGCAGGTTCAGATCCTCTTGCGCTGACAGATATAGGAGCACTCGTTGCGTTGCTGTCGAGCACGGACGCGTTCGTCCTCGCAGACAACGGGTCTGCCTCTGCAGGCACCGTCACGAAGAGCGACACTGATGCACTCGCGTTGAGCGACGTAGGATCCCTTGTTGCCGCGGTTTCTGCCTCAGAACCCCTCACGTTGGCTGAAACTGCCGCCTTGAGTGCGATTCTAACGGGTTCCGACGTCCTGGGCCTGGTGGAGGTAGGGGCCCTCGTTGCCTTGCACGCACAAGGCGACTCAATCGTCCTTGCTGACACAGCAGCGGTCACAGCCATCACCATCTATGTCAGCGACACGGTGGCTATTGCAGACAACGCTCTTGTCTCTGCCCTAGCAACAGTGGCAGACACCATAGTGCTCACAGACACAGGTACTATCTTCATCGTCGGGTTCGTGCCGCCCACTGCTACGATTGTCAGGAGCGCCGCTGGAGCAGCAGTATCTAGGAACGCGGCAGGTGCTGTGATTGTGGCGAACAAGAACAAGGCATCAGCAGCGAAGGTCAATTCGCAGAATGTGATCGTGAGAGCAGAGGTAGAAGGAGAGGTGGAGCGCCTATGACAATAGGGATCACGAACCTGGAGTGTGAACGCGGGGACACGAACTTCTTTGATGTGGACCTGGATGTGGCAATCGCGTCCCCGAGCACAGACAAGGTTTGGTTCTACGCCAAAAGGAGGAGAGCAGACGACGACACTGACGCAGTGATCAAGAAGGGCCTGAACGTCGGAGTGCTAGTGGGCATCGTTGTAACAGATGCGCCTTTGGGCAAGGTGAGGGTCACGTTGCTTCCAGCGGACACGGAAAACCTTGCAGATAAATCGTTGCTCTATGACGTTCAGTTCAAGGCAGCATCTGACGCGAGCGTGCGGACCGTGGCACGAGGTCTACTGATGCTTTCAGGGCAGATAACAGAGGCAACAAGTTGACAGCAGGGTAAGGCGACGCCTACTCTGCTAATGTCTCACAAAGGAGAGTTAAATGCATGATTGGTGGATCCTAAACGATCCTGAGACAAGCCCAGGTGGTGGCTCAGGAGAAGACGGGGGTTCAACCGAAGGTGCTCCAGGTGAGCAGACGGAGGCCCCAGGTGGGCAGGCAAGTGAGAGTACTGACGAAACTGTACCTAGGAGCGAACTTGCAAGAGCAAATGCTGAGGCAGCGAAGTTCCGCAAGCAACTGCGTGAAGAGCAGGCTAAGGTTGCGGGGTTCGAGGCCAACCAGAAGACGGAGTTCGAGAATGCACGTGACAAAGCAAAGGCAGCAGAGGACCGTGCAGACAAGGCGGAGGAGCGAAACAGGGAGTTGCACGCTCGACTCGTCGCAGCAGAAGTCGGAGTTGTCCGTGAGGCTCACGCAGATGCTGCTCGCTTGCTCGACTGGTCATCTATCGAGGACCCGGATGACGAGGAGCAGGTGAAAGCAGCGATGCAAACTCTGGTCAAGGAGAAACCATATCTTCTTGGCACCTCTTCTGGAGCAGATGGTGGCGCAGGCCGCTCAGGTGGGCAGCAGGAGTCAGCAGACATGAACTCGATGCTGAGGTCAGCGTCGGGTCGATAGGAGAACGAGATGGCGTATACTAATGTGATCTCTCGTTCTGATGCCGTAGGTCTCATCCCTGAGGATGTAACCGACGAGATCATCAAGAACGTGAGCACAGAGTCAGCAGCGCTTTCTCTGTTCCGCCGTGTAACCATGTCCTCCAACCAGTACCGGATGCCGGTTCTTGCGGCACTCCCTACTGCGTACTTCGTTAACGGGGACACGGGTCTCAAGCAGACGACAGAAGCAGCGTGGGCGAACAAGTTCCTCTTCGCTGAGGAGATTGCTGCTATCGTGCCGATTCCGGAAGCGGTGTTGGACGACGTAGCATACGACCTGTGGGGAGAGATTCGTCCGCTTCTGGAGGAAGCAATTGCTCGTACGCTTGACGCAGCGATCTTCTTCGGCACGAACAAGCCATCATCTTGGCCGGTGGAGGTTGTTACGTCAGCAACATCAGCGGGCAATACGTACAACCGCGGAACAAACGCTGCAGCAGCAGGTGGTATCGCAGAGGATATCAACCAGGTCATGGGTCTGGTTGAGGCTGACGGGTTCGCAGTAGATGGATTCGTCACGCGCACGACGTACAAGACGCGTCTCCGTGGTGCCAGGGACACAACCGGGCAGTTGCTCATGGACCTTTCCCAGATCCCGAACACGATCTGGGGCGAGCCCGTGCAGTACGTCATGCCGGGGATGTGGCCCACTGGTTCAGGTTCGGCAGAACTGTTCGCAGGTGACTTCTCCCAGGGGATCCTTGCCGTGCGTCGAGACATGACGTACAAGGTCCTTGACCAGGCAGTGATCCAGAACGACGTTGGAGATATCATCTACAACCTCCCGCAGCAGGACATGGTTGCCCTGCGAGTTGTGGCGAGGTACGCGTGGCAGGTTCCCAACCCAATCAACTACGAGCAGCAGACGGACGCTTCGCGCTACCCGTTTGCCGTGCTCAAGGCGCCGTAAGGGGAGGTGGATTAGATGGCTGCTGTAAACATCCTGGTCGCCAATCCAACTACGGCCGACGTGACAGTCAACGCGAAGGTGGCGAAGGCGCGTACAGTGACGCAGTTGTCTCTGGACGACACGACTACAGAGTGCGAGCAGTTTCTCGCTGCGAAGTGCGCTCTCGTGTCAGCGTCTGCTCAGTCGAGCCTCAGTGCTCGTACAGAGGCTGCCTTCCTGCTTGAGAAGCTACAGCACCTGCAGTAGGTGACGGGGGCATCTTCGGGTGCCCCTAATCACCTGACAAAGGAGGAAGAGTGGCAAAGGCACCACTAGTATCCAAGTTGACTGGGTGGATCCCTGGGCAGACGGCAGCAGTCGACTCTGACCAGATCATCGCCCGTTCGCCGTTCGACGGGACAGTGACCAAGTGCGCACTGATCGCCGAAGCGGCAGTCACTGGTGCCACTGCAACCAAGAGGACGTTTCAGCTCATCAACAAAGGACAGGCAGGTGCAGGCGCTGTGGTGGTCGGGACTTTGGATCTGATCACCGCGGTCAACCTGGTTGCCTTTGACGAGACACTGTTCACTCTTGCTGGGGGTGCTGCTGTGAATGTTGCCGAGGGTGACATTCTCGCCGTCGTTGAGACACATGCTTCGACGGGTACAGCACATTCCGGTGGAGAAGTCATCATCGAGATCTCCAGGTTGTAATGGCGCTGACGCAAGACGAGCAGAAAGCGGTTGAGCACATGGCGCAAGAGAAACAGCGTGAAGGGTTTATCCGCTCTCTGCAGGGTAAGTTGAAACCCGACCCAGGACCTGCAAAGCAGACAAAGAGGAACTGGGCACCCCTGACACGTACTGGATACATCAAGGGGCAGGACTGAAAGGACAGAGGATGGGAAAATACGAAGGAGACGATCCGACTCTCAAGGCAGCACAGGAGAGGGCGGACGAGATCGAGGAGGCAGGCGTCATCATGGCTGATGACGTTCCGGCGTCCGATGAGGTACCTGGCACCGGTGATGCTGTTGCTGGTGACAGTGGAGAAGACGGAGACGACGCAGACGACGCTCCACCTCACTCAGCATCACGTGAGGAGTGGGATGCGTATGCTCAGTCGAAGGGCCTCGATCCTGAGGAGTTCGGCAACAAAGAGGACCTCATTGCGGCGGTAGAGGGTCTCTAATGACTGAGGCAGAGGTTCAGGGCAGGATTCAGATTTTCGGTGCGTCCGATTCTGAACCTGTCCTGAACCCCGCTGACATAGAGGTGATCATCGCTATGTCCAAGCGGGTCGACCAGTACGGTGTTCAACCAGGCGATGCTGCCTGGGAGGGCACGTACGACTGGAACTATGCTGTTGCTCAGGCGTGGTTGATCAAGGCAGGGCGTCTTGCCGACAGGTACCTGTTCATGACTGGAGGCAAGATGTTGTCGCGTCACCAGTTCTACGCACACTGCATGGAGTTACACAAGAAGTACCTGGGGCGTTCTACGCTCTCTTCACTGCGTCTAGCGCCTGATCGGTCGTTGTCTCTAGCGCAGGTGCCATCCAATGCCGGTTACTGAGCAGGAAATGCTCAGCCTCCGAACGGAGGTTCAGACCTGGTATGAGGACAGTTGTACCATCATCCGCCGCACTGTCGCAGAAGACGCGTTCGGTGGGGAGGATGAAACCGCTGAGACAATGATCGCTACAGGGGTGAAGTGCTTTGTGGAGTCGTCCCCAGGAAGAGAGCAGTTGACACCGTTCCTCGCGAATCTTGCAGAGGAACACCTTTTTATCATCTACCTGCCTGCTGAGCAGGACGTGAAACTCGGCGACTTCCTTATACTCACGTCGCAGGGGTCGCTGGAACTGAGAGTGCAGGCAGTGCTGGCGCCTGAGTCACTGGACATCGAACTCATGGTGGCAGCAAGTACTCTAGGAGAGCGCTGATGCTTACCCAAGTGCAAGTTCCGTACACGGGACCTTACGCTTCCTCTGCTACTGAGTTCCCAAACAGGGGACCAACTGTGGAAGCGCTGAAAAGAGCAATGTCACGTCTCGGATTCATGGTGTGGAAAGACAACTTCACGAACTTCTGGCCCGCGGGTGGAGAACTGGATCGTGCATTCAGGAAGTGGCAGTTGAGCAAGTACATGCCTGCTGATGGTGTCTACGGGCAGCAAGCATGGAAGACGCTGAGGTCAGTGAAAGTACCTGCAGGTGCACCTCATGCTGGAGAGTACGCTCTCGACAAGTTCGCACAGAAACTGATCCGTGACGAGTGGGTGGCTGATCACGTACCAGACGAGGAGGACTTCCGCCATGCCATCGTGGAGTTCTGTCTCGCTGCAGAGGCGAACGAAGACAACTGGCACTATCGCCAGGCACGTCCTGTTGACGTGACCGTGGACCCAAAGGCAGGGTACGTGTGGAGTGACTGCTCTGGGTACGTCATCCAGGCGTACCACTGGGCGATGGCGAAGAGTGGATTGGTGGTACCTGATCCGTCAAAGCAAGGATGGACGGGTTATGGCAACACAGATTACTACGAGGATGATCACCCCTCCGTGTTGTCGGGTATCTACAAGGTGGGTGACCTTGCTCACTACTCGGGTCACGTGACCATCTGCCGCAGGGCTGGTGGACCCACTACCGCTGTCTTCTCTTCCCATGGGCAGGAGGCAGGTCCAATGCCAACCAACATCCACTATCGCTCCGACCTCAGGAAGATAGTCAGGCCCCCACTGAACTGATGGCACGTGGATTTAACATCGTCGTTGTCTACAACGCCATCCCGGCGCTGATAGCGTTTGTGGAATCTGAGTCACGCGCAGCAGTGAAGGCGAGTGCAGATCGGATTGCGCAGAAAGCACGCAACTACGCTCCAGTCGATACGGGTGCACTGCGCAACTCGATCGAAGCCGTGTCTAACATCGCTGGAAAAGAAGCAGAGGTACGTGTGAGTGCTCCCTACGCTGCGTATGTGGAGTATGGCACGTACAAGATGGACGCACAACCGTTTCTGACTCCGGCAGTGAGAGAGGAGGAAGCAGCGTTCTTTGCCTCCGTTGGCAAAGGCCTGTTCGCAAGTTTTGGCGGGTAACGAAGAACTGTCTGTTGCTGAGTGGATCGTCTCTAGGATCGAGACAGACACAACCCTAGAGGCGTACTTCGGCTCGATCCCTGCTAGCAAGGTGTTGCCTGCCGTTAGGTTTCACGTGCAGGCACGGAGTGACCAGAGGGGGTTAGGCACGCCAGCATCGAGGATCATGACTACAATCGACTGGTTGATCGTGGTCGTGAGAGAAGGACTGGGTGTAGCAGGATTGGTTCAACCTGCTACGGATCTAGATGGTGCACTGCACGGGAAGTCAGGTTCAACAGCAAGCGTGCAGGTCCTCAAGTGCATCCGTGTAGAACCGTTCACCTTGTTGGAAGTGCTTGATTCCGGGGTGCAGTATCGACACGCTGGTGGTCTGTACCGTACCATTTGTCAGGGCGTCTAGGAGGACATAATGCCAGAAAGAGCAACTATCGCTCAGGGGGTACAGATTGGAGTCGAATCTACCCCTGGGACCAACGTAGCAGCGAACAAGCAACTCCAGTCGATTGGAATCTCTCCTGCTGTCCAGATGGAGCCGCAGCGATTCCGGCCGATGGGTTCCAAGTTCGCCACGATCCTTGTGCCAGGCAAGGAGTGGGTCGAGGCAGAGATTGAGGGTGTGGGTTCGTACAGCGAACTCCTGCACCTTTTCTCCTCCTGTCTCGTGGCCCCTGGTGCTCCAACCACAGTTGACACGTCAGCACGCAAGTGGACATTCTCTCCTGCAAACAACACGGAGGACACTGTCAAGACGCTGACTGTTGAGCAGGGTGGCTCAGTTAGGGCGCACAAGTTCAACTACGGGTTGGTCACGGACCTAGAGATCACCATGAACCGTGACGAGGTGTCTGTCGGCGGCACGATGATCGGACAGCTCCTGTCTGACGGTATCACGATGACTGCTACGCCGACTGCACTTCCGCAGGTCCCGATCATCCCCAACGAGATCGACGTTTGGCTTGACTCGACCTCGGGTGCACTGGGCACGACGAAACTGCTTCGCTGCCTGGAGACAGTCATCAGCGTTGGGTCCAGGTTCAATCCTGTCTGGGTCCTCAACACCGCCAACACCTCTTTTGTTGCGCACGTGGAGGTCGAGCCTGCAGCAGAGATCACGCTCATGCTCGAGGCGGACACAGTGGGCATGGGCTTCCTCACGCAGCTGCGTGCTGGGTCTACGAAGTTCCTCCGCGTCAAGGGAACGTCAGCCACGCTCGCTGGTGCAGCGACTGAGAAGTACTCCCTGACCTGGGATGCCGCAGTAAAGGTCAAGGAGTTCGGAGAGTTCTCTGATGAGGACGGAGTGTTCGCAATCGAGATGACCTTGGAGATGGTGTACGACGCCACCTGGACCAAGGCCTTCACGGTTGATCTCGTCAACAAGGAGACAGCACTCTAATGGGCAACGACGAAAACGTAATAGAGGATCACGGCGAAGTCGAGGTAGTAGAGGATCAGGCACCGCCTCCGGCACCTTCTGGTGGCAAGGAAGATGTCCACGGCGAGCACGCTCCTGTTCCAGACGACACACCTCTCTCTGCTGAGGAAGTCGATCTTGAGTCGCAGAGGAAGGACGAAACATCTGCCCTCGCAGGTGACCAGTACGACAGCGAGGGAAACAGAGTAATCGAGTAGCACCCAAAAGGAGAGCGCATGAAACTGTCAGCACTCAAAGGTAAGGTCCAGAAGACCTGGATCGAGATTCCTGGGGAGGATGGTGAACCTCCCGACAAGGTGGAGGTTCACTATCGCCCAGGTGCACTGACGCTTGAGGTATCTGATCAACTGCAGGAACTCGCCAGGACGAACATGGAGATTAACGTCATCCTTGTTCTCCTTGAGCCGATCCTCGTTTGGTGGGATCTGGAAGACGAGGTTCTGGACGAGGAAGGGAACCCGACAGGAGAGACAATTAACCTCCCTGTCACGCCAGAGGGGATCAAGAAGGTGCCCCTTTCCTTCCTGGGGATGATCATGGACACAATAAACGAGGAGTCGCGTCCTAGCCCTTTGACCGAAGAGACCTCGGAAGATTCCTCAGCACCCGAGGTCTCACTGGCCGATGCCCAGAATGGTACACAGTCGTCCGAGTCGCCAGGTACCTTGGTGTCCCTCCCTGGGAGCTCCTCAACAGAGGAGTAGGTTGGTTTGAAATCGGCCTTGCAGGCCTTGAAGCAGAAGCGCAGGCAGAGACAAACCTTGCAAGGCAACGCCGACGGAAGAACAGGTAAGGGAGGGTAGTGGCACTAACAGTCGCTCAGATGGTTGCAAGGCTGACTGCCGACACGTCCGGTTTCTATCGGGCGATGGCAGTCGCCAATGCATCCATGATCCGCTCTGGCGGAATAATCTCGCGCGTAGCGGCAGGTGCGGGTCTTGCAGTACTTGGTATGGGGTTCGTTGCTGTACGTGCAGCGGGTAACTTCCAGCAGTCAATGAACATGGTCCAGGCAACATCTGGAGCAACGACCAAGCAGTTGGGCAGCCTCAGCAAGAAGGCACTCGAACTGGGCCGCGACTTCAAACTGCCTAACGTGTCAGCGAAAGATGCTGCGGATGCGATGGTGCAACTCGGCAAGGCAGGGTTTAACACAAACCAGATCCTCAAGGCAACCCGTGGCGTGCTCCAGCTGGGTCTTGCTGCAAACATCTCCTTTGGTGATGCAGCGAATATCACTGCCCGAGCGCTCAAGGCCTTCAACCTAGAGGCAAAGGACTCATCGAGGGTCGCGAATCTCTTTGCCGCTGCTGCTAACAAGTCAACTGCAGAGGTTACAGACCTTGCCTATGGGTTCCAGAACGCCTCTGGGCAATTCCAAGGTGCAGGGTACTCTATCGAGACACTGACGACAGCGCTGACAGTTCTGGTCGACAAGGGGTTGTCAGGTGAGTACGCAGGTACCGCGCTGAAGACGATGCTTATCCGTCTGCAAGGACCGACAGCGAAGGCAGCAGCAGAGATGAACAGGCTCGGCATCAGTGTCTACGATGCTCAGGGGAAGATGAGGCCTTTGCCTGTCATCATCGGGCAATTTGCCGATGCGTTCAAGGGTGCGACAGACAAGCAGCGTGAGCAGGCGCTGATCACCATCTTTGGGGTTCGCGCTAACCAGGCGATGGCGAAACTGCTGCAGGGCGGCGTGCCCATCTGGGAGAAGTACGCTAAGGCGGTCACCAACACAAACGCTGCGCAGAAGATGGCAGAGGCACGCACCAAGGGGTTCAACGGCGCTATGCAGGCAATCGGGTCTGCTGTCGAGACGCTGGCAATCCAGCTCGGCACAGCACTGCTGCCCTCTCTTGAGAAGGCGGCGCGAGGATTTGCTAACTTCGTCAACGATATAGATCCGAACAAGGTCATCGCTGTGTTTACAGTTGCCTTCAACGGAGTGAAAGCAGTGATACAAGGGTTTGTTGGAGTTTTGAAGACAGGGTTTGGGCAGCAGATTGCAATAGCTGCTGTAGGTACCTACGCTCTTGTGAAGGCGCTTGGTGCTGCACGCATAGCAACGGCACTTCTCAACACTGCGTTTATGGCGATCACGCGGAATCCTCTCTTTCTTGCTCTCATCCCTCTGGGTTACCTGGTTGGAACTCTGACCATGAACTTCTTGAAGAATAAGATTGCTGCCATGCAACTTGAGCAGGCGCTGAGAGAAGCAGCAGGAGGAGCAGATGCACTCAAGGGGTCTCTCGATGCACTGAAGGCATCTGAGACAGGTCTTGAGGGAGCGAAACTGGGCCTCGTTCGTGCGAACATGGCTCTTAAGGTGGCGGAGACAGCGTGGCAGAAACAGATTGCAACTGGGAAGAAAGGCACAGATGCGTATAAGGACGCCTACCTGACCTACAGAGAGGCACTGAACGCGGTCAGGGCAGCAAAGGATGGGCTCACGGCAGCAGAGGCGAATCACAACGCGAAGCAGAAGGAGCGTAACGATCTGCTCCTCAAAGGCCAGAACCTTCTCTTCTCCCTCTCTAAGGATCTGCAGGTACTTAACGGCACCTTCAAACAGTCAGAAGCTATAGACAAGTTCACGAAAGCGATTAAGAAGGTAGAGGATGGTGCAAGGAAGACATCAGCGGAACTCCTGAAGACAGACCCCGCTGCTTCCAGGGCGAAGGCAAAGCTGGCATTCCTTGCAGACACTGCTGTTGACCTCGCTCAGAAGTTGGGCAAGGTGCCAACAAAGAAGGAGATCATCGCTGAGGCAAAGACAAAGAACTTCCCTCAGTTCTACCAGGAGCTCCTAACAGCGCAGACGAAGATGAAGGCCATGCAAAAGGCAGCAAGTACCGCTGGATGGACAACCGGTGCCAATCTTGGAGCAGGACTTGTATCTGGAATCAGGGCAAAGATTGGAGAGATTGAGGCAGCAGCACAGGCAGCAGGTCTTGCGGCAATCGCTGCTCTGAACTTTGCCTCGGGTACTCACTCTGAGTCAACGAAGACACACGAAACTGGTTTGAACCTGGGTAGAGGTTTGATCTCTGGATTCCTCCTCGGTACTCGTGACCTGCCTGAGAAGATGGATGAGGTGCTGCGCAAGACACTTGAGGCTGCACGTACAAGGATCCAGGATATGCAGTCAGAGATGTCTAGCATGTTCTCTCGCCTCTCAGGTGACATTATGTCTGCGTTCGATGCTCAGACAGAGCAGATGAAAACAAAGTCAGAGAAACTTCTGGATGCATTGTTTGCTAAGGAGTCAGCAGACGCAGCGAAGAAACGTCTCCAGGACGCAAGAGATAACATTAAGCAGGCCACTCAAGAGATCCGAGACTATCTCGCGGATCAGGCACGTCTGCAACTAGAGGCACAGCAGAAGTACCAAGAAGAATTGGCGAGGATTCAGCAGCAAGAAGCGAAGGGTGACCTCACTCCCGCAGAGGCAGCAGCAAAGCGTGCTGAGGCAGCGAAGGAGTTGGCAGACAAGGAAGCGGATCTAGCCCGTGAGTCAGGAGAGCGCCTTATTGACCTACGGAAGACACTCGCAGATGCGAGGCAGGCACTAGAAGATGAAAAGGATGCACAGGCGCTAGAGAAGAAGAAGCAGGCGCTGACAAAGGCAGCAGAAGAGGAGAGAAAGCAGTTGGTGGCACGGCGCAACTTGAAGAAGCGCCACCTTGAGGATGAGCTTGCTGACCTTGAGCAGAAACTAGCCAGGCATCCAGAGAGGCATAGGTTCTACCAGAACAAGATTATCGCCCTCCTCAGATCATACGGGATTACGTATCGGGCAGCAGGTCTTGCTCTTGGGAACGCATTTGCCCGTGGCCTAGAGGAATCTCTTGGTGCAGTGATTAGGGCTGCCGATAAGATTGCCAAGGCGGTTGCAGATAGGATCAAGGGGTCATCGCCAACGAAGGAAGGTCCATTGTCGAGGTTCGATCCGAAGGACGCGGGCTATGACTTTGTCTCTAGTTACGCGAAGGGGATGACCGCTGCCATGCCTCGGGTCAACCAGTCCTTCTTGGGCATCATCCCAGCGGGGAGTACTATGCCCGTGAACCAACAGCAGGACTTTCACTCCACTGCGATTGCCTCCACCCCCACGCCTCCCATTCACATCGAGAACATGCACGTGCGAGATGATCACGACATTGAGTTGATCGCGGCCCGCGTCGCTCAGAGGTTGTCACTGAGATGATAGACACCTTCTACATAGATGATCTCTTGCTGGGCCCAACAGAGAACTCAATGCTACTAGATATTAAAGGCTTAGGAATGCCCTCTCCTCGTAGTGAGGTATTCGAGAGAGCCAATACCCATGGCGCTTTTGATCACACACGGTTTCACAATGGGCGCCTTATTACTCTCACAGGTGTCACACTAGGAACTCCAAGTGAGAGTGTGTGGGAGGCCTTCGATGATCTCAAGCGTCGTCTGGCTTTGGGCCACTCTGCAAGTGGATTGAGTGTCCTCAAGTTTCGATTGAGAGAAAGATCTGCGGATGAGTTTATACTGGCTAAGGTCTCGACGCCATTGGATGAGGAGATCGGCATTAATAGCATTAAGTGGGCTGTCACGCTGTTCGCGCAAGATCCACGGATCTATACCAACGTGGCACGTGGCTATACCTACTTCCCACTGGAGAGTATAGCGCCGGGTGGCGTTGCAATGCCACTCGTGTTCCCGTTGGTCTTTTCCGGGCCAGCGTCCGTGGGTACCCTCGACGTGGTCAACGGCGGGACGTTCCCGACGCCGCCGTTTATGTCGCTGGTCGGGCCAATCGTCAACCCCATTATTCAAAACCTGTCCCTGCCCAGTCCGTCCGGCGAGTATTTGAGCTTCGTGGTGAATCTGGGCGCGTCGGATTGGCTGTATATCGACAGTGCCCAGAAGACGGTTTTGCTGAACGGCGTGCCCCGCCCGGATCTGCTCGACGCCAGTACCTCTACTTGGTGGGAACTGAGGCCAGGAACGAATGCCATTCGTGTTTCGGGGGATGGGATAACGGCCGCTACTATCTACGCTCTACTTTTCTTCGACGCGCGCATCTAGGAGGATTCGATGACGACACGAACGCCGCTGTTTATGGATGTGAACTCGACCTACTCGGGCGACGAGCTGGCACTGCCCTACAAAGACATCGTCAAGGAAGGCGTGATCGGCCTCGGCGTCGCCAAGGGTAACGGCCTGAAGGTCTCGCAACGGGCCGCTGGCGCCAACCTGTCGGTCGACGTAGCCGCTGGGGCGTGCTATGTGAAGGGCGATACTAGTCCGGCCCTTCAGCCCACGTACCGCTGTTACAACGACGCTGTCGTCAACCTAGGCATCACTCCGGACACCGTGAATCCGAGGTACGTGTCCATCATCGCGCAGGTAACGGATGAGGGCTTTGCGGGCTCGGGGCGAAAGTGGGATCTTGTTGCTCTGCACGGTACGCCTGCTGGTTCGCCAGTCGCTCCCGCGACGCCAGACTCTGCGCTTCTCCTGGCGGTGATTCTCGTTGTTCAGAACGCAACGTCCATCACCGACGCCGTGATCCTCGATCAGCGTCGAGAGGCGGTGTCCGGCTTCGGCGGTGGACAAATCCTGCTGCTGCCAGGGGCAGCGACGTTGCCGGATGGTTCCGCTGGCAACCTCGCACCCGGCCTCACGCGTAGACAGGGTACGGAGGCTAACCCCAAGAAGCACTTCCTAACGCTGGACTTCGACGGTGGTGGCAACCTAGAGACGGCCTGGTGGACATTCGGCATGCCGGAGGACTACCACGGAGGTGGTGGCGGACTGCACATCCTGTGGATGGCAAACGCCATAACGGGCAACGTCAAGTGGCAGGCGAAGATCTCGTACACGCACTGGTCTCCTGTTCCGGCAGATACGCCGCTCGAACACACGCCCGTCAATGCGTTGCCAACGACCGTTCCCGTAAACACAGTCGAGGCGCGACGCCTGAACCTCTCACCGATGGCCATGCTGGGCGATCAGTACAACGATACGTTGAGAGAGGCCGGACTGATCACGGTCGGACTCTACCGAGACTCGGCAGACGCGGCAGACACGATGACGGTGGACGCGGAAGTAATCGCCGTCTCCCTTGAATTCTGATGCCGAGACTCTTCGACGGCATAGACGATCTCATCAGCTGTGGCGTCGGTGCCACCAACGTAGCCTTTGGTACCTACGCGGCAATCATCGACAAGACTGGTGGAGACGCAGCAGCGAAGACCATCCTTGCGGGCATGGACACGGCTACTGTTCGCTGGAACCTCGCGCTCGACACCTCGAACAGGCTTGTGCATCGCGGCGTCAACTCGACGCTCACGATCACGGCGGCACAGGACTGGCAGTTCATCGCTGTGACGAAGGCGACCGGAACGGTGCTGCCAAGGGCACATCGCTACCTGTACGCTACGGGTGCCTGGACGCACGAGAACATGTCCGCTACCATCGCCGACAGCGCGACTACGATGACGGTCGTGAACATCGGTGCCCAAGTCGCTGGCACCCAGCACTTCGCCGGTGACATCGCTGTCTGTGGTGTGTGGCCTGTTGCCATGACCGATCAGCAGGTAGAGGCACTGGCCTTCTCGCGCTTGCCGTGGTGGGCCGTGTCGCCGAACGGCGTCTGGTTCCTCGACCAGGCCGCCGTGACGATGAAGGTGCTGGACGAGACAGGCAAGGGCGCGGGCGAAACCGCACGTACCGGTACGGCAGTCGGCTCGACGTCTGCTCCCTTCTCCTACGGGCACCGCTGATGGCCGATCCCTGCGCGATTGTCGTGACTGACCTGCTGGGTAGGAACATGGGGTTCCCGTCTCAGTGGAATCAGGTCGTCCTCACGCATCGCTTGGGCGACTTCTCTTCTGGTGAGATCCACCTGCACAAGTTCGACGCGTATTCTTCGCAGCTTCGCGTTGCAGAGAGAGCAGTACAGGTCTTCGTTGACGGCGTCTTGCGACTGCACGGACAGATCTGGGAACCCCTGGTTCGATCCAGTAGCGAGATTGTCGTGAATGTGCGTGACCCATTCGCTGGGTTCGCGTGGAGACGGAACCGCGTGCTCAAGTCGTACACGAATCAGGACGCGCAGGTCATCGCCATTGATCGAGTGAACGTCCAGAACGCTATTGCAGAGACCTTCCTCATGGCTCCAGCGTTCGACCTCGGCAGTCCGATTGTACGAAACGGCAATCTCACGGACGGCTCCGCCTCCGTTACTGGCTTGTCCACGACTGCTGACTTGGGTGTTGGTCACAGCGTCCTAGGTCCTGGCGTGCCAGCAGGAGCGAAGATCGTCTCCATCGACTCGCCAACATCGCTGACGCTGTCGCACGTGGTGGACACGAGCATCTACAAGGGTGCCCAGGTAACGACTGGATCACCGACACTCACTGCAGTGGAAGGCGGTACCGCTGACATTGTAGACGGGATGACGATCTTTGCACCGCTGGATGGGATTCCCGTAGGCACGACTGTACTAGATGTTCCGTCGGGCAGCACGGTCCTTATGTCGAACAACGGCACCTCAACGGAGCACGGCACACCATTGTTCACGCTGCCCAACCCGGTGTCTCTGACCTTCACGCCTGTACCCACGGTCGGTCGTACCGTCCGGTACCAACCTGGCAAGCGCGAAGACGAGATACTCAAGGAGCTGAGCTCGATGTACGACGGCTTCTACTTCAAGGTGAACCCGGTGTTCGGCATCCCGAACAAGTTTGGTCGGCTGGACCTGATGTGGCCAGATGCTGGCATAACACGACCGGAGGTGCGGTTCGAGTTCGGGACGGGTACGCTCGACAACCTCACCGGCTATGAGCGGCAGGAGATGCTGCCTCACAATCGACACGTCTCTAGTTCGAGCAGTGAGGCGGGTGGGCGGATTACGGGTGTGTTCCAGGACGCGGAGTCTCAAGCGAAGTACGGTCTGCTAGAGGATGAGACGACGTATTCGGAAGTGAGTGAGGTGCCACTATTGGAGGCATTTGCTCGTGCCGACGTCCGACCCACGCCTCCTACGACGTACACGATCACACCCTCACCAGACGCTCCGCTGCTGTTTCGCGACTTCGACGTGGGTGACTTCGTACGCCTCACCATTCGGGACAAGGAACAAGGTGTGGTGGCTCTGGAGACGAGCGAGTGGGCACGGGTGACAGAGGCGTCGCTCACCATCAACGCAAATGGCGTTTCTTGGACGAGTGCCATCTCGGTCGAAACAGAGACAGGTAGCAAGCCGTACGAGAATCCAGAGAGGCGGTGGCGTGAGGCCATCAACGAGTTGCGCTGGCGGCAGGAGATGCTGGAGCGGAAGGTGCAGAACCTAGACGTTCCGGAGGCCGATCCTCCTGCCGATCCTGGAGGTGACGAGGGCTCAGGCGATGACGGCGAGGGTGGAACACCGCCTGGCGATCCCGACCCGCCCGATGACCCGCCACCACCTCCACCGGCAGATCCACCCGACATCTCAGCAGTCCGAGCAGATGGCTACAACCAACTGGGAGTGGGCACCTACGTCATCGTGTCCGTTGACCTGGACCCCAAGGGTCAAGGATTCAACATCTACATCACCCTCACTGGTCGAGCGGAGCAGAACTTCTCAGTCTTCGGCACCTGGTCTGGAACGCAGACGCGAGACTTCCGGATCGACGGCGTACCCATCGGCGGTGGCACTGCGGACGTACGAGTGACGACGGGTGCAGGGGAGGACACCGGATCAGACGGCTACAACGTGCCGTCTGTCGGCATCGAGTGAGCCAATGGCTATACGCAGCGATCGCGGCAGTCGTAGCACCCGCTGTCGCCTACCTGATTGCCATCCGCAAGACGTCAGGACGCATCCAAACAACGGAGGCATCGCAACTGTGGGACGAGGCAGAGAAGCTTCGGATCGAGTACCGCCAGGAGATCAAAGACCTGCGCGACCTAGTGGAGACGTTGCGCGGGCGCATGGACGAACTGGCGCAGGACAACAAGCACTTACGAGAGGAGAACACGATGTTGCTGAAGCGTATTGCGGTGCTCGAGGCTGATCGTGTCTGACGATATACTGACCGAGAAGCGAGAGGAGTTCTCATCTGAGATCGCTCGCGGCTTCCGGCGGCAGGGGTACTGGACACTGGCGCTGTTTCTCATCCTGGTCTGCGTGGTGTTCTTCGCTGGCTACGTGCGCTCGAACGACGTTGAGGCGCAGGTGAGGGTAACGAGCAAGATTGCCGCGGAGCAGTCCAGTACAATCGAGTACCTCTGCGAGACGGTGTCGGTGATGGATCTCATCATTGTCCAGGAAAGCAGGTTCCTGGAGAACGCCTCAGAGGGTGCGCAGTTGGGACCGAATCAACGAGAACAGCTGCGCGAGCGACTGGCGACGCTGGACGCTGCGCACTTCGAGCTCACAGACCAGCGTGCGTGTAGGGGGTTCCAATGAAGATCGTGGCCGTCATCGCAACACTTCTTCTACTCGGCGCCGGGGGAGCGTCCTCGCTGTCTGGCCCCGGCATCGTGCGCGTCAATGCAGAGCAGATCGACGTGATCCAGCAGCTAGGTGTTAAGACACGGGTGAGTCTGATCTACAACCCGCGCATCACGCCGCGGCCGATAGGCAACGCGCTCATTCAGTGCCGCTTCGTCGGTAAGGGCGGGCCGCTGGGATCAGGGACAAGCTACTGCCAGGCGGTCTACTCCCTGCCGCACGGAAAGATCATGGCAACGGGCTTGGCCAAGAGGCGCTCCTTCTACAGCTTGGCGGTGACCGGCGGTACGGGCCTTTACTCCAACGTCGGCGGTGAGGTCATCGTCTCGACCTTCGCGCCCCGTCAGGAGCGACTGCTGTTCTCATTGGAAACGATGGGCTAAACGGGAAGGAGGTGCTCAGATGAAAAGGAAGTATCTCGATCTACTAGAGCGTACTGTGTGGACATTCGTTGAAGTGGCAGGCGCGTTCCTCCTACTCCACCTGACTGATGTTGTGGATATTGGATGGCGTGATGTTCTCTACGGCGCGTTGACTGCTGGGGGCATTGCTGTCGTCAAGTGCCTGATCGCATTCCGCGCAGGTAATCCGCAGTCAGCAGCAATGCCTGAAACCACTCCTCCGGTTTAGTCGGCACCCAGGTTCCTCCATCAGGAGGAAACGCGGTGGGAGTCGGGGTTTTCTGCTCTCCTCCTCGACTCCCACCGACCTTTCAAGGCGAATCCCGTATCTTTAGCGCCTTTCGTCCTCGTGTAACGCCTGCTAAGGCGATGCGAGGTCGTTCCAGGCACTATGTCCTGGAAACGGTATGCGTCCCGTTAGCAGGCGACTGAGACCACCTGCTGTCGATTCTACGCATTTGCGGCAATAGCAGGCACGTCGTCCCACGAGTGCTTGCATTCTCCCCAGTTCTTCCCGACAAGCACATCCGATACAAATGGCAGATTATACAGTAAACGGTCGCCTTGTTTGAATGGCGCATGATCGAGTACTGGAAAGGATACTACAGCATCCTCTGGCAAGTGATTTTCCATCACGTCCTGAATGATCTGCCCTGTGTCCCGGATCACGTCTGGGTCGTCCAGACACTCGCACATGATGGAGTCGTGTACCGTGAAGAGGACACGCTGTTTCTTCTGGTTGAACCTCTTAGTGAGGAGCGCAACAGCGCGACTCGTCATCTGTGCTGCGAACCCCTGGATGGGCGTGTTGGCAATTTGTCTGAGTATGCCTGCTTGATCGCCCTTCCTAACAAGGCCCCATCTGCGGCGACTACCGAGCGGACCTTCAACATACTTCTTTGAAAATCCATCATCACTGACAAGTGCCATCCACTCAAAAAGTGAACTGTACCCTTCTTTGAACTTGGCGAAGTAGGCATCTATCTCCTTCTCGTTCCAGGACCTGCCTGACATCTCGACTAGGTTGTCCATCTCTGGGCCTGTGGCAATCGAGCGTGCACCACGCCCGTAGATCACGCCGAAGTTCATGCACTTGGCAAGGTATCTCTCGTACTTCGTTATCTCCTCCTTCGGCTTGTTCCAGAGCATGAACGCTACTTCTTGGTGGATGTCTGCTCCATTTCTGTAGGCATCCAGGAGGATAGGATCCTGTGAGTAAAGCGCCGCGACCCGAAGTTCAAGCTGAGAGTAATCCGCCTCCAGCATAACCCAGCCAGGAGATGGTATGTACGCCTTTCGGATATCGAAACCCACATGCGATGCGTCAGGGATATTTTGCAGGTTAGGGTTACTACAGGACAACCTCCCTGTCGCTGTTCCGTGGATGTTAAAGTCACCCCGTATCCGCCCATCAGGATCCACCCTTTCTAGTAGGCCTTCCACGTAAGTTCCGGCGATGCGAGTCTTCACGCGGTAGGAGAGAATGAGGTTGATCAACTTTGCTGCAGCAGGTTGCGACTTCTTCACCTGACGCGCGAGCACCTTGAGTGTGTCTGAGTTCGTCGTTACCTTCCCCGCCTCACGCTTGTATGCATAGCGCCCAGCGTCTTTCGGCATCGCAAGACCCAATCCTCCTTCATCACCTGCGTTGTAGAGGACCTCAGCAACCTGCTTCGGGGAGTTCGGATTGAACTCCTCCTGCTTCGGGTGGTTCGTGTGTTTGCAGACAATCTTCCTGATCTCCTTCATCTCGTCTTCCAACTGCACGTAGAGTTCATCGCGCATGTTCTCTAGGTACGGGACGTTCACTGGGACGCCTGTGTACTCCATCTGTGCAAGAGCAAAGGAGACAGGGATTAGCGTGTTGTCGTGGTAGTTCCTGAGGCGTGGCGACTCCTCGTCCATCTCCTCATCTAGGACCGGGTGCAGTGCGGCAGTGTAGTAGCAGTCCTTCGCCTGGTAGTCGTACAGTTCCTCTAGGAGTTTCCCTCTGTCGTATTCACCCGCCGTCCTGTACTCCGAGAGCCACTCCTTCATGTTCAATCCGTAGTCGGGAGCATCGAAGTACACCCGAGACATGTCTTTCAGAGAGAGATGCTTGTAGCGGTTAAACGGGCGCTCGTCATGGGCATACCCCATGAGCATCGTGTCGTCAACACGGTGGGGATAGAACTGTCCGTACCTCTTCCAGATGTGCTGAATGTCGAACTTGAAGTTGTGAAAGATGAACGTGCCCTTATAGGTCTTGAGGAACTTCGCTACGTGAGAACGACGACGACCAAGAAGATCCTCCGGGACGATGATCACCTTGCCCGCGTTCTCACCCTCGTAGAGAGCACAGAACCCGATACTCAGCATTCTCGCGCGCTGCGGATTGAACCCAGTCGTCTCAATGTCGCAAGAGACAAGAGTTGCCTCACGCAGTTGATCAAGGTGGTACAGTTCGTCTTCTGTCTCCAGGATCTCCAGATCAATGCGTGGCTCAGGAAGAGGCGCCTTATTCTGCACACACTTCAAGAGATCAATCTCAAAATCGCGATACAGATCTGGGTCCTTGAAGATCGTGGAGAAGGAAAAGGTCGGTACGCAGTAAACACCGTTCGCTGTATACATGCCGCGGCCACGCACCTTGGTGATCTTCACTGTCTTCTCTGCTCCCATCACTGATGCAGTGGCAATAGGCCCGATGCAGAGGATGCGATCGTAGTTGCTCTTTGCGTTGTCAAGGATTGCGTCTGACTGTGCCAACCAATCCTCTGGTCCTATCTTCTTCACCTCGTCAGCAGACATCTTCGGAAGGACGGACATTATGGAGTACGTCTCTTGGCAGTAATCCATCAGTGACGCGAGGACGTGCTGCGATCCCGCTTCCTTGATCTCCATGTCTGTAACAACGAGCGTACTCACGCTGTGGCCAACTTCCGGAAGGTAGAGACGTTGTGCAGCGCTGCCTTGACCTGTGCCTTTTCATCCAGGCAGCAGTAAAAGTAGTGGTTAGGACGCCCTGGGTACTCAGGCACTGGTTTCGTTGTGTGCAACCGTGTCTCGTGGTACGCGTAGACAAACGGTTTCGCACTATCAATGGACCTGACCCACCTGCACATGCGCGAGATGTCCCTGAGTGCCCAAAGGTCACGCCCCCACCCGAGTAGGTGCACTTGAGGGAAGAATCCATAGTTGTCGTTGACATTAACGAGACGGGGAAGGAGAGAGTCAACAAGAAGTTGTACCAATCCCCCATTCCACATCTCGTAGTCCTTAGACACGCCGATCACGAACTGCTGCTTGATCGAGTACCTCTTGGACGAGTGCAGGTGGATGCCAATCAACTGAGCGAGGCAACTCTCCCACTCGTCTACATCCTGCCCTTGAGGCACATACATCAGTGCAGGTGACAGTTCAAGGATCTTCTGATTCCCTGCCTCGAACCACTCCTCGTGTGTCTGCACCGCACGCTCGACTGTCTTCTCTGCGTCGAAAAGGACATCTGGGACAACGACTTCCTGCGCGTCGAGCAGCATGGCATCCCGTAGGAGGTCACGTGCTGCCTCGCCCTCGCCCTTCTCATGCGCTGAGTTGTCGAGCACGAGGTAGGCGCCATTGTCCCTCTGCGCCTTGTAGTGCTTGTAGTAGTTAATATCTGACAGGAGATGCGTGAGCACGAGATGAAAGTCGCCACGCCCGTAGATGTCGAGTTCAGGAATAGGGGGAATTAATGCGGCCTTCATGTTCTTCCTCCTGCTACTCCATGAACATACGACAAAACCAATTTTAGTGCATCTGGCGCGTCGAAGCCTTGGTCAAGAAGTTCTCTGTAAAACGTCCACACCATCTTGGCCATACTCTTCATGGCCTCCATGCCCTCTATCTCGTCTATAGGATTATTCATGGACGATCATCCCACTCTGTGTATACCAGAGGATCCTCCTCGTAGTGTGCGAGGAACATCAGGCAGCACCCAGCATGGTACAGATGATGTAGGCCTGTCTCTGGATCATTCTCTGCTCCACCCCACCAAGCGAGCAAGTGGCGAAGCAGCGCACCGTACACCCTGGAGTACAGAA